CTGTTTTAGATACCCCCAGAAACACCTCAAACAGCCATGATTAGCCACGCAGAGGACTCAAAGGGTCTGCAAGAGCCTAAAGAGGGCTCAAATCGGCTGCAATCGGTTTTGGGTAGGGACACAGAAGGCCTTTATGGCCATACAACCCCAAGAATCCACACGCCGCTTAATGATTTGCCTTCCCGTGGGCTTGAACTAGTGGATTTGGCGTCGGAAATAGACATCGAGCTTATGCCTTGGCAAAAATTCTTCCTTGAGCATAGCCACAAGGTCTTGCCAAATGGCAGGTGGGCTAGCCCTGTGGTCGTCGGCTGTGTCGCACGTCAAAACGGCAAAAGTTTTTTGATGCAGCTTAGAATCTTGGGCGGCCTTTTCCTATGGAAAGAATCGCTGCAAATCGGTTCAGCCCACACACTATCTACATCGCTTGAGCAATTTAGGCAACTGGTATCCGTTATTGAGGGCAGCGATTATTTGGCCAAGCAGGTTAAACGTATCCGGTGGTCGCATGGATCAGAGGAAATCGAGACTTTGCATGGGACGCGGTTTATCATCAAGGCTGGTGGGTCGAGCGCACGTGGCGTAAGTAAGCCGGAAACAATCCACCTTGACGAGCTGCGCGAAATGACCGACCTAGAATCGTTTGCCAGTTTGCGTTATACCCTGATGGCCGCAAAAAATCCCATGATTATCAGCTATACCAATGCCGGAGATGCCGCAAGCATTGTGCTAAATCAATTTAGACAGCGCGCGATGCAGGCGATCGGCGGGGCAAAAGATGACATCGGTTACTTTGAGTGGTCTGCACCGACCGATGAGGTAAGCCTAGAAAATGCGGCTTATAGCAATCCGGCACTTGGCATCACTATCCATCCCGACAATATCCGCGCCGTGTTTAATGACCCGCCCGACGTAGTGCAAACGGAAGTCCTTTGCAGATGGGTACAGTCGATTCAGAGCTGCGTGGATTCTTCAAAATGGGCTGCCTGCTCCGAGCCTGATTTTGATTTAAAGGAAGATGAGTTGACGTGGCTTGGCATCGATCTAAGTCCGGACAGAAAATTTGCGGCGCTGGTTGGCGCGCAGAAGCTAGGGAACGAAACCTTTGGCGTGAAGCTACTGCACACATGGGAAAACCCGTTGCAGCTGGATGACAAGGCCATTGCAAATGACTTGGCCGTTTATGCCCGCAAGTATCCAATTGAGCATGTCCTTTACAGCCGTCGTACAAGTGGCGCGGTTGCATCCCGCCTTGCACCAGCTGGCATCCCGACCTTTGACATGGACGCGGCTTACCCACAGGCATGTGACGAAATGTTGGGTGCAATTAACAGCGGTCGTTTGCGGTACAGGCCAAACCCTGAATTGACAGCCCAAATGCTTTCAGCGGTTCAACTGCGTCGAGGCGATGGCGGTTGGGTTATTGGAAGGCGCGCGTCATCGACGGCAGTTGCAGCCAGCGTTGCCACGGCATTGGTTACACACTTTGCGACACGCCCAGAGACAGACCTAGACATCATGGTGGGGTAAGTGCTATGGCCAGCCTAAAATTACGGCATGGGTTTACTAGATTTTTTTGTGCCAAGTTACGTCACGGCTGCCGTTCCAGCTGTAACTAACGATGTTGAGGCTTCATTGCAACCCTTATATCCGGAAGCCTCACCATTTTTTGCAATAACCGGAACGACAGCTTCACGCACAGAAGCTATGACAGTGCCAACAATTGCACGATCACTTGGCATTATTCAAACCATCGCATCGCTACCTATGCACTGCCGCAATATTGCAACTGGTGAAAAGGTACAGACCCCGCGCGTTATTACGCAGCCGGATGTACGAATTGCCGGATCAGTATTTTATGCGTGGCTTATTTCAGATTTATTCTTTCATCCAACAGCCTATGCACGTGTAACAGATCGTTATGCAGACACAGGACGCATTAGATCGATGGAGCGCATCGCGCCGGAGCGTATTACATTTCAAACAAATCAAAATGGCACAGAAATCACGGCTTACCTAATCGATGGCGTTTATGTTGATTTTAACAGCCTAGTTGTATTTGCAGGCGAGTCAGAGGGCTTACTTGCACGCGCAGGCCGCACAGTTAAAGCCGCAGCAGCGCTTGAAAAGGCTGCCATGAATTTTGCAGTCGAGCCATTGCCACAAATGATTTTAAAATCAAACGGCACATCACTGCCAGCAGATCGCGTGGCAAAATTGTTATCTTCATGGCGTACAGCACGTGCAAATAAATCTACAGCGTTTTTGAACGCAGATGTAACCCTTGAGACACTTGGTTTTGACCCTAAATCTATTCAGCTAAACGAGGCGCGCAATTATGTTGCGCTAGAATTAGCGCGCGCATGTGGTTTGCCTGCGTACTTTGTCGATGCCCAGCAATCAACATTTACCTATAGCAATGCCCTTGACAAGCGACGCGATCTTGTGGACTTTGCGTTCAGAAATTACATGGCAGTACTAGAACAACGTTTAAGTTTTGCAGACTTTGTGCCAGCCGGTACAGATGTCAAGTTTGATGTAGATGATTTCCTACGTGGCAATCCATTGGAACGCGCGCAGGTTTATGAAATCCTTAATCGTATTGGCGCAATGTCAGTCGAAGAAATCCGGGAAGATGAGGACATGCTTCTATGAAAATCACAACACCTATGCTGATTACAGCTGCGGATTCAGAGTCACGCACCATCACTGGTCAGATCGTGGCATTTGACGTAGTTGCAAACGCATCAACTGGGAAGGTTTTATTTCAGTCAGGATCAATTGAGCCTGCGTCAGTAAAACTTAACCTTGAACATGATTCTGCGCGTCCTATCGGTCGCAGCATTGACATGAAGAAAAACAATTATGGCATGGAAGCCACATTTAAGATTAGCCAAACATCAGCCGGCAATGATGCACTTGTCGAAGCAATGGACGGACTACGAGACGGATTTAGCGTTGAGGCAGAAGCGACAGATTTTGCTTACAACGAAGATGGCACAATGGTCGTAAGCGCAGCGCAGCTTGTAGGCGTTGCCCTCACACACAACCCAGCGTTTGATGCAGCACGCGTCGAGCGCGTAGCGGCTACAGAAGCCGAAGAAGATTCTGCACCAACATCAGAGGATGCAGATAACCAACCAACAACAGAAGGAGACGAAGTGGATAACGCCGTCACAACCGCGGAAGCCGTAGAGTCGGTCGAAGCCGCAAAGTCAGTAACAGCAGCCGCAACAGGGGTTGCTTACACAAAGCCACGTTTTGATTTTTCAGCTCCAAAACAGCTAGAAATGACAATCAGGGCATCACTTGGATCAGATGAAGCACGTGAATATGTACGCGCGGCAGCTGATACAACAGACAACGCTGGACTTATTCCTACACGCCAGCTCACAACAGTCATCAACGGACTTGCAAATAACACAAGAAGCGCAATTGATGCGATTACTACAGGTGTCCTACCGGACGCAGGCATGTCCTTTGAAATCCCAAAGATTACAACACTGCCAACAGTTGCAGAGACAGCAGAAGCAGGCACACCATCTAACACAGATCAGGCCTCATCATTTGTCACCGTAACAGTCAAAAAGTATGCCGGACAACAGCAATTTTCTGTAGAACTCTTTGACCGCTCATCACCACTATTCATCACAGAATTGATGAACAACATGGCAGCGCAATACGCAGCTGCTACAGATAAGGCAGTGTTTACAGCACTTGCATCAGGCGCATCAGCCGACGCAACAACACTTACAACATATCCAACAGCTTCAGAATTGCTTGGATTTGTCTCACGTGGCGCAGCATCCGTTTACACAAACACACAGGGATTTGCTCGTAACATCCTTGCCAACACATCACAATGGGCAAACTTGATGACACTTAACGATTCAGGCCGCCCAATTTACATGGCCGCGCAGCCTTCAAATGCTGGCGGAGTTGTACGCCCAGATTCAATCCGCGGCAATGTCGCAGGACTTGATCTTTATGTCACAGCAAACGTTCCATCAGCCAATGACACAGACAAAGATGATTCAATGATGATCATCAATCCAACAGCGTACACATGGTACGAATCACCAACTTATCAGCTACGTGCTGATGTCATTGCATCAGGTGAAATCCTTGTAGCAATGTATGGATATGGCGCAATCGCAACCAAAATTGGTGCGGGCGCATTTGGTATCAACAAGACCTGATCCATAACCACAAACTAATCATCGGGTAGTGCGCTCCCGCGCTACCCGAGCCGAACGAAAGGTAAACTCATGCCCAGCATAGTCACAGCATCACAGTTGCGATCAGTGCTGGGCGTGAGTTCATCCTTGTACAATGACGCTTATCTAGATGAAATAATTAACACTAGCGAGGCCGTAATTTTGCCTATGTTGGTTGCAAATACATCAGCGGTTAATGCTTACAAACTAACATCAAACGTCGCTACCTATTACACAGCTCGCGGTCATTACTTTGTGACTGGACAATCAGTTGTCGTGGCTGGCTTACCTGCGCCATTTAGCGCAACAGTCACAGTTGTGGATACAAATTCAACACTTGATGCCTCACTTGGCAATTTTTACTTCACAGCTGCAATTACAAACGCAGATGTGACCTTGCGCCCTATCGTGCCAACAGGCACAGCGACGCTTTCAGGATATTCTGCCGCACAAATTTATGCAGGCAACGACGCAATTGAGTCAGCAATTTTGGCAGTAAGCGTTGAGGTATTTCAGTCACGCGTAGCAGCCGGTGGACAAATTGAGGGCGTGGACTTTACAGCTACGCCTTACCGAATGGGTCGAAGCTTGACCAACCGCGTATCAACTTTACTTATGCCGTATCTTGACGTTGAGACAGTGTGCCAGTAAATGCCAGCATCCACTATTTTAAGTCAGGTACGGACACCGCTGGCCACTGCCTTAGCATCGGTCGCAGGCAACGTGTACAGCTACGTACCCGAAACAATTATCCCGCCTGCCGTGGTTGTCGTACCGGATACGCCTTATCTTGAGCTTGAAACAATTAACAAAAGCACATTGCACACCAAAATTAATTTTACTATTTCAGTCGCGGTTGCGTATAACAGCAACCCAGCATCGCTTGACAATATCGAGCAGCTAATCATGAGTGTGCTGGCAGTAATCCCAGTTGGGTACGTTGTCAGCGTGGTCGAAAGACCAACAGTCACACAAGTTGGAGCATCGACTCTGCTAATCGCTGATGTTCGAGTTTCTACCTACTACACACAAACAACATAAGGAGACATCATGGCAACAACAGTAATCACCGGCCGCGATATTTCTTTGTCCTTTACTGGTGGAACGGACATCGAAGCACAGGCCACAAACGCGGTACTTACAAAAGTATTGGATCGTCAGACCTATCAGACACTAGATGGCGAGGCGTACAAGACCACCAACGTCACAGCTACTTTCCAACTAGACATGCTTGCAGACTGGGGCAAAACCTCATCAGTATGTGAGGCTATTTGGACAGCTTGCGACAGCGCACCGGATACAGATATTACAGTCACTTTAGTATCTGCAACAGGCGCATCATTTTCATTTCCTATCAAGCCGTCCTACCCAACAGTGGGTGGATCAGGTATGGATGCACAGACAGTCTCATTTACCTTCCTTGTGTCAAATGGCGCAGTCACAGAGACTTTTAGCTAAAAACAAACGACGGGAGCAAACAGATGCAACAGCAAATAACAATTAAATACAATGACGGAGCGGAAGCAACCTACATGGTGCGCCCACCTGATTACGCCCGCTGGGAGATGACCACCAAAAAGGTCATTTCCCAGTTTGGCGGCATGTGGGACATTTTGTTTGTTGCACACCTAGCCATGAAGCGAGACGCAGGCAGTAAGCCAACCAAGCCATTTGATGCTTGGATGGAATCAGTTGCAGACGTCGAAGTTGGTGAAGGCGACCCAAAAGTCATGAGCGGGGAAGTGTCAGCCGACTAATCGTTGAGCTGGCAATTGCCACGCAAATCCCTATGGTTCATTGGCAAACAGCCGAGGACATATTGACCGCAGTTGAGATATTGGAAGCGAGGACTAAGTGAGCGATCCAATAGCCCTTGACCAAACCGAGCTGCGTGCCGTTTTCAAAGCGTTAAAAAATATGGACGAAGCTGCACAAGATGAAGCTAAAAGGCAGTCCGGTAATTTAGCCGATTACGCGCGGACTCAAATTATCGGGACTGCCAATGGCCTACAAAGTCGAGCGGTCGCAGGTCGCATTGCTAGTGGCGCACGCGTCAAGAAGTCAAGCAAAATCGGGGAAATCACTTATGGGTTTGCGTCTCAAAAGTTTAGCGGCGGGGCGACCACACGCGACATTTGGGGTGGGTCAGAATTTGGCTCAAATAAATACAAGCAATTTCCAGTGTGGTCAGGCCGTCAAGGTAGAGGATCGCGGGGCTGGTTTATTTATCCAACGCTGCGCAAAATCCAGCCTGAAATTGTAGAGCGTTGGAGCGCAGCATTTAACAAGATTTTGAAGGAGTGGGGCTAATGGCACAAGGTACACGCGCATTAACGCTTAAACTATTAGCCGACGTTGATAACTTCAACAAAAACCTAAAGTCAGCTGATACCGAGGTTAAATCCTTTGGAGACAAGGTTGGAGATTTTGGCAAGAAGGCAGGCCTAGCCTTCGCCGCAGCTGGGGCAGCCGCAGTCGCCTATGCGGGCAAATTAGCCATCGATGGGGTCAAATCAGCCATTGCCGATGCAGCTGCGCAGGAAAAGTTAGCCCTTACCTTAAAGAACGTCACAGGGGCTACAGAAGCCCAAATTGCCGCTACCGAGGACTACATCACCAAAACGTCAATGGCCTTTGGCGTGACCGATGATGAATTGCGTCCAAGCCTTGAGCGTTTAGCCCGTGCAACTGGTGACGTTGAAAAGGCGCAAAAGCTACAGACAGTGGCGATCGACGTAGCGGCAGGCAGCGGCAAATCGCTTGAAGCCGTCACTAATGCCATGGCAAAGGCTGCCGAAGGCAACACAACAGCCCTTGGCAAATTAGGCGTCGGTTTATCAGCTGCACAGCTCAAAACGATGAACATGGATGAGGTCACGGCCAAGCTAGCCAGCACCTTTGCAAATCAGGCATCGACTCAAGCTGATACTTTTCAAGGCAAATTAACACGGCTACAAATTGCCTTTGATGAAGGTAAAGAGACAGTCGGCGCATTTATTCTTGACGCCATAACCCCATTTGTGACAATTGTGGTCAATAGAGTAATTCCAGCAATTGCAGAATTTACAAGCAACCTTGGCGATAAATTGCAACCCGTCATGCGGGCTATTCAGCCAATTCTAGATGGTTTGCGCAAAGCTTTTAATACAGTCAGAGATTCTTTGCAAGAAAACAATGAAAAACTACAGCCATTTTTTAATTTAATGGTTAAAATCTTTGATTTTGCCAAAGATTATCTAGGGCCATTTATAGGCAAAACACTTGGCCTCTATTTCCAATTACTAGGCAAGCAACTTGATTTTGTTATTGACCAATTTGCTAATTTTGTAAATTTGCTTACAAATGTCTATAACCGAATTAAAGGCATCATTGACGCAATTAAAGGTGCGGGCAGCGCGGTTGGCAATTTCTTTTCAGGAGCGTCATCATCCGGCAGCGCATCATTTTCTAATGCAGCAAGTTTAGTTGCGTCACCAATGGCGGCAGCACCATCGCTGCCTTCAGACGGCATGATTTCCTACAATCCACGGACTGGCTTAAATTACAATCCAAATGCTGGGATGACAAACATTACAGTCAATGGGGCAATTGACCCTGAATCTACAGCCCGCCAAATTGTGGGCTTGTTAAATGACTCATCCGCACGCGGCACGCTTGGCGGGTCAGGGCTTGTATTTGCATGACCATTTACACGCCGACCTATAAAGTCCTAGTTAATGCCGTCGAGCTAACAGACGTCACAGTTGCCAACCTTACGATTCAGTCAGGTCGCACGGACATCTATCAACAGCCGGTAGCCGGATATTGCCAGCTGCAATTACTCAACTTCAACAATGACATTTATGACTTTACAGTAGGTACGGGTCTTACAGTAGAAGTATCTAATTCTACAGGATCAGCATTTGTGCCTATATTTGGCGGCTACATTTCAGACTTTACAATTGCCGTTGACCAAACGGGAAGTCTAGGCAATACAACGGCTGCGCAGATTACAGCTCTTGGCGCATTATCAAAATTGCCTAAAATTGTGGATAACGGCATTTTGTCGCAAGACGAAGATGGCGACCAAATTTATCATTTATTATCGGGATTCCTTTTGGGTGAGTGGAATCAAGTACCAGCGGCAACAACTTGGGCTAGCTACAACCCAGCTACAACGTGGGCAAATGCAGAAAATCTTGGGCTTGGTGAAATTGACCGCCCAGGAGATTTCTTGATGATAGCAAGGTCATCAAATGAAACCGACGTTTATAGTTTGTGCGCCCAAATTGCCAATTCAGCTCTTGGATATCTTTATGAAGATCCAAACGGCAACATTGGTTATGCCGATTCAACGCATCGACAGGACTATCTTGCAGCCAATGGCTACACGACTTTAGATGCCAACCACGCCAATGGCCGCGGATTAGCCGTGACCACCCGTGCCGGAGACATCCGCAATAAGTACGTCATCACTTATGGCAACAATGGCAACAGTGTTTATACGGCCGAGGACGCAGAAAGCCAGTTGAATTATGGTCTATATGCCGAGGCCTTCTTATCTAATATCAAGGACACAGTTGACGCCGAAGATTTTGCCGACCGCATCGTTGCCTTACGTGCTGATCCATTTCCTAAATTCCAAAGCATTACTTTTGAGCTGGGAAACCCTGAAATTGACGATTCAGACCGCAATGCCTTAATTGGCATCTTTATGGGTTTGCCCGTATGGATTCAAAACCTGCCTTTAAACATCAGCGGCGGGTCATTTGAAGGGTACGTCGAGGGCTGGACGTTCAGGGCTAGCCTCAATAATTTGACCATTACGTTTAACGCGTCTCCGGTCAATTTCAGCCAAGTTGCCGTAAAATGGCAGTCAGTAAATGCGGCTGAACAGTGGAACACTTTAAGCCCAACATTAACATGGTTACAAGCGATTGGAGCAGTAGCGTAATGGCAACGACAACACCTAATTTTGGTTGGCCAGTACCAACATCAACAGACCTTGTAAAAGATGGCGCAACAGCCATTGAAGGTTTAGGAGACGCGATCGATGCGTCATTGCTAGACCTAAAAGGCGGCACATCAGGCCAAGTGCTTGCAAAAAATAGTGGCACGGACATGGATTTTGTTTGGGTTGCACAAGATGATTCAAATGCAATTCAAAATGCAATTGTCGATGCTAAAGGTGATCTTATTGGAGCAACTGCGGCAGACACACCTGCACGTCTTGCAGTCGGCACAAACGGACAGGTGCTAACAGCCGATTCAACAACTGCGACTGGCTTAAAATGGGCTACAGCAGCAACTGCAAGTAGTGGATTTACATTTATTACACGTTCGACATTTTCTAATGTAGCAACCGCCGATATTGACAGCATTTTTACTAGCACTTATGAAACATATCAAATTGTTATTGAATCAGCTTTTGGCACAAATAACACAGACGATTTAAGAATACAACTGCGTTATGCTGGGCCGACCACGCAAGCAACAGATTACTATGGCAGAGTTGCAACTTTAGCAGCAACTTATTCCAACGCCTACACAGATGCCGGAACGTCTATGACAGTTTTAAATAATATTCGAACTGGCGCAGACCAAGCCTCAAATGGTTCTTTCTATATCAACAACGTTGGAAATGGTAGTCGTAATCCAATTGGTTATTTTTTTGGTAATTCAGGGGAAGGCCTTTGCACAAATGCTGCAAGTTTTTACAATGCAACAGCGCGCGAATATACAGGGCTCAGATTTTCCACATCCGCAGGAAACTTGACCGCAAATATCTCCGTCTATGGATTGGCTAAAGCATAATGACAAACAATAATATCTATGTGTTAGATGCTCAAACAGGTAAAGAAATCATCCGTGCAATGACAGATGAAGAACAAGCTGCGCGAGATGCAGAAGTGTTAATTTTTACACAAGTCAAGGCAGAAGAAGAAGCAGCTGCGTTAGCTAAAAAAGAGGCAGCCGCATCAGCGGTTACAAAGCTCGAAGCCATTGGTCTTACAGCTGATGAGATAGCAGCCTTACGCGGATGACTTACCCACAGGGCACGGCAGCCTTAGCAATCAGCATTGCAAATGGCGAAGTCGGCAATATTGAGGAAGGCGACAACCTAACGCCTTACGGCAAATTTATGAAGGCCGACGGCTTGCCATGGTGCGGGTCATTTTGTAATTGGGTGCTGGCACAAGCTGGGGTGAAAGTTCACAGCGTAGTAGGCACAGCTGTAGGCGCACATAAATTCAAGGAAACTGCGCGTTGGCATACAACCCCAGTTGCAGGTGATTTAGCATTTATGGACTTCCCACATGATGGAATCGATCGCATAAGTCACGTAGGCATTGTTGTGGCAGTATCCGGCAACATCGTCACATGCATCGAGGGCAATACATCGGGAACTGGCGACCAACGTAATGGTGGCATGGTTATGGTCAAACAACGCACAATCGGCAAAGAGGTCGTCGGTTTTGGTCGGCCTAAATATGTGCCTTACAAGGGTGAAATGCCAGTCGTGGAAATACCACAATCAAAAGCAAAGAAGGTTAAAAAATGAATCAAGCAAAATTGATGGCTGCATCATGGCTGCGCTCATTTATGGCAGCTGCTATTGCAGTTTATATGGCCGGAGTAACCGAGCCAAAGGCAATTGCTAGCGCGGGGCTTGCAGCTGTATTGCCTGTAATTTTACGTGCGCTCAATCCAAATGACGCAGGTTTCGGTATCAAGGGGAAGTGATCCGAAGGTCGCTCCAGTTAGCCCTATTTGGAATCCTGTTTCTAGGGCTGACTGGTTGCGGCCGTTATGACGGATGGACGCGCTACCCGTGCCAAGAGTTTGAAAATTGGGAAAAGCCGGAGTGCAATCCGCCTCAATGCATTAGCAATGGCACTTGCACAGAAGACATATATGGAGACAGTCTTGAGCCATAAACCCAGCCGCCGATACACAAATGAGCAGCTAAAAGCCCGCCTTATTGTCTTCATTGGCATCACCCTTTCACTGGTCTTTATGATGAGCATTTTTGGGATGCTGTATGCCTTGATTTTTGTGACCCAGCCGCTTGGCGCACAAGCTCCTAATGACAAAGCCTTCATCGATCTACTTACAACCCTGACAGTTTTCCTCACTGGTGCATTAGGGTCGGTGCTGGCATCAAACGGCTTGAAGGATAAGTCAAGCGAAAAGCCAGCCGACACGCCGAAAATTACGCCTGATTCTTGACCTTGTCGTACTCATGCCTCACAGTTATGGCAGGGAGCGAAGCTAAGTAGCTCCCCGAAACGGGAGCAAAATGTACACATTACAGGAAGTAGCCATGTGGATGCTATTAGGCGTTGGCATTGGATTTACTAGCGGCTACACAGTTGGGCTAAAAGAAGGCAAGCGCGAAGGATTCATCAGAGGCAAGATTGCAGCTCGTAGAAGCGTGGAGTCACGTTAATGGGATTCCTAGACAATTACGAAACAGTCAACCAAAAGGTCAAAAGGCTGCACGCCACTTATCCGACCAATCGGATCGAGACATCAATCATTGACTGGAATCCGGAAAAGGGTTTTATCCTTATTGAGTGCCGCATCTATCGCCGGTACGAGGACGAAAAGCCAGCCGCCATCGATTACGCCCATGGCATGGTTGGGGCTTACAACGTCCAAATGAAACGCTGGTATGTCGAGGACACAGTGAGCAGCGCAATAGGTCGATGCGCAAGCGTAGTGCTAGGCACGGACGAAAAGCCAAGCCGTGAGGACATGAATCAGGTTGAAACGATGCCAAAGGCTTTTATTGAGGACGATCCTTGGGCTAAGCCAATTTGGGAAGAAGGTTTTACAACCGTCAAAAGTGCCGTGACGCAGGTAGCCGAGCAGCTGGGCGGTGAGCTTGTTTCCGAGTCACCTATTTGTAAGCATGGACACATGCTATTGAAGGAAGGCGAAAAAAACGGCAAACCTTATCGTGGCCATGTCTGCGCTGAAAAGGTCAAGGCTAACCAATGTCCGGCCATTTGGTACGTGCTGACTAGCGAAGGCAAATGGAAGGAGCGCATCTAATGGGTGAGCTATACATCCAAAAGCCGGATGGTGAAGCTATGACAATCCAAATCGACGGCACAATTGTGCGGGAGACAAACCCCATTGACATTGACTGGTGCGATAAATGCCAAAAATGGCAACAATTATCCGGTGGTCATTATGTGCAATCACAAGGTCTAGCATTGATTTGGTTATGTGAGGCATGTAAATGATACGCGTGGACTTAGATAACGATGCTCAAATTGCCATTACTGCAAAGGGTTTGGAAAGAGCTTTGGAGTATCGAGGACAATGGGAAGGCAAATGGGTCAAACGCAATTACCAAACAGATCGTGAAAACCTTAACTTTCCAGCATTTGTCGCACAACAGAGTGAGGCAATAGGAGCTGAAATGGCCGTTGCTAAATACTTTGGCAAGCCAGTCAATCTTGACGGCTACAAAGAAAAGGCCGACGTGGGCAGCAACATCGAGGTCAAATGGACGAAGTGGCAGGATGGTTGCTTAATTCTGCGTGACCATGACAGAGCCGAGGACATTGCCGTATTGGTGACAGGGTCAATGCCGAGGTATTTTGTTTGCGGATGGATTCCCATTAACGTAGCTAGAAGGCCATCACACAAGCGCAGCGATGGGGCTTGGTGGATAGGTCAACAGGATTTGCACCCTATGGCTAATTTGCAAAGGAGTATTTATGCAAATCGAGTATAACTGCCAAGTCGAAAAGCGGGTCACATTGCAGACCATTTGCAGCGTTACCGATAACCTGCCGGAGTATGTGCATGTCATCCAGTGCAATAGTTGTGGGGTCATGGGTATTGCGATATTGGACAAGGAGACTGCGTACAGTGGCAATCTATGAGTATCGATGCGACATGTGTGGACAAGTCAAAAACGTAGCAGCTGCAATGGGTGAGATTTACGTCGTACCAAATTGCGATAACTGCACCATCATCATGTCTAGGGTTTGGCAGTCAACCCCAATCCATTTCAAGGGTGACGGATGGGGTCATCAATGAGCAGTTCATATAAATACAGATGCCCTATCTGCGCAGCCAGCGTTTATGTGACTTTAAAAATTGATGGAAATGCGGATCGGCCTTGTTGCCAACGATGCCAAATCCTCATGACTTTGATAGATATAAATGACTTACCCTATGTCGAGGGCGAGGAGTAGCCTGTGGATAACCTGTGGACAACACGCCGAGACAACGCTTATAAATCTGTGGATAACTCAATGCGCTTGACACCCTTGCTACCATCCAGCTCTGCAAGCGAGCGCGTGTGCGCGGATAGCTCGCTGCGGAGACTGGTGGTTTGGGGGGTTCTATGCCTTAGCATGGCCTTGCTTGCTTTACAGGCACAACCCGCAGCAGCTACAACAAAGAGCATTGATCATTACAAGCTATATGCACATTCAAGGATTATTAACTATGAGCAATACAAGTGCCTAAGCAAAATCATTTACAAGGAATCACGTTGGAATCCTTTAGCTAAGAACGGGTCGCACTTTGGCTTAGGTCAAATGCGTAGTGAGCATTACCGGACACTAGATGCATATAGGCAGATTGACGCAACTATCAAATATATAACTTTGCGTTATGGTTCAATGTGCAATGCTTGGCGATTCCACGAAAGGGTAGGTCACTACTAATGAGTGCATTAAAGGAATCAGGAAGCACAACACGTTGGCGCAAGATTAGACAGCGCATCATTAATCGTGATCGTGGGATATGCCAGCAATGCGGAAATGAGGGCAATAGCGTTGACCACATCGTGCCAAGGATTCAAGGCGGTACAGATGATGACTGGAATCTTCAACTATTATGCCGTCAATGCAATTCAAGCAAAGGGGGTAGGTTTTTTAATAGCACAAGGACAC